CTAGGAGATGTATGGCAGAATTAATTATACAAGGACAAAAATTTAGAATAAAAGGTGAAGAGCCTACTCAAAGAGAAACTTTAGCTATTGAAACTTATCTTTCTGGAAAAAAACAAAATACTAATTTTGATTTTGATAAACAATTAGAATTAATGATTACTCCTGAAGATATTTTAACTGATGCTGAAAAAGGCAAATATAATAAAGATACAGAAAATTTTTTAAAGAGCCCTACTTTTATGAGAATTGTTTCTGAAGTAGGTTTATCTATAGCTGGTGGTTTAGCCGGAGCTGCTTTAGCTCCTGTAACTGGAGGTGGATCATTAATTGCAGCTGGCGCTCTTGCTGCAAGAACAGCTAGAATAGTAAGACCTCTTTTAAATATATCTGCAAACACAATGCAAAAAATTGGGTATGCTTCAGCTGGTGCAGGTATTGGAGGAGCTGCGGGTGCTGGAATCGCACAAACATTTGACCCTAGAGAAAGTATTGTAAAAGAAGTTGCAAGAGGTGCAGCACAAGGTGCTTTTGGTGAAGTGTTAGGTTTTGGTATGGCTGGAGGTTTAGCAAAAGCTTACAATAAAATTACAAAAGGAACTATAGATACAATATCAGGAGCTGAAAGAGCTACTCAAATTCTTGCAAGAGATAAAGAGTTTTTTAAATTATTAAGGGAAGTAGATCAAACTGGAAAACAATTTTCTGATGATGTTATAAAAGAATTACAAAAACCTAAAAAAACTGTTGGTGATAAAAAATTAAAAAAAGAATATGGAGATATAGAGATAGAAGGAATTACTCCGGAACAAGCTGCGATTTTAAAAGATCCAAAAAAAACTCAGGATTTAATTGAAAGTATTAATAAAAAAACCCCTACTTTTTTTAAAGATATTGAAAAAGCAAATATAACTCCTGGATTTTTAACACAGAATAATGCTGTAAATTTTATATCTAATGTTGGTAGAACTGCTTTAGTTGGATCTGGTGTTGTTAGAACAGCTGAACAAACTGGTAAATTAGCAACACTAAATGGAATTGATGCTATGGTTGAAAGTCTATTAAAAACAGATGTTCAACAAGGTTTAGGTAAACTAGGTGTAGATTTTTCTGGCTTTGATGAGTTTGGTAATGCTGTAGGTAAACTTATTCAAGATGGTGTTACAAAAAATAGAAATACCTATGATGCTATTAGAAATGATTTGTGGACAGATTTATCACAACAAATAAATAAAACAATTAAAAGACCAGATGGTACTTTTAATCCTCAGTATGATGTAATAATTCAAGGTGCTCCAAAACAATTGAAAGTTTTAAGAGGTAAAGGAGTAAACAAAATTGAAGAATCTGTTTCTAATTTAGATGATTACATCGGAGAAACAATAAAAGCAAAAGCTATTGTAAGAAATACGGAAGAAGGAAGAAATATCTTTGAAATGACGGATTTAGTAGGTGGATTAGGGCCTCGTTCTAATTTTAATGATTTTAGAGAAGTTTATGGTGCAATTTCAAGAATGAGGTTTAATAATGGTGCTAGCGCTGTACAAGCAGAAATAATGAAAAGAATGGAAGCTATGATGGCTAATTCTCCATTACCGCCAACATTGAATACATTAAGAACAACTGCATCCCAGTTTACTTCTTTTGGATCACAGTTATTTAGAGATACTACTCTTAAAAAAATATTGAATAATGAAAGAGGAATTGAAACTGTATATAAACAAATTGTTGCAAGTGGAAAAGAAGATTATTATGATGTTTTTTTTAAAACATTAGATGACTCAAGAACAACAATTAATGGTAAAAAATTTGATTTGTTTCCAAACAGAAACGAAATTAAAGCAGCTGTAAGAGGACAATTTATATCTGATTATTTAAAAAACTCAGTAAAAATTGAAGGTAAACAGTACCCAACATTAACAAATCAACAGGCTCAAAAATTTTTACAACAACATAAATTTCTTTTAAAAAAAGATGGTTTCTTATCTGATTCAGCTAGAAAAGGTATAAATGAATATACTGATGCTATGAAAATTTATGAAGGTAAAATTAAAGAGGCTTCTGAAGCTGGATCTAACCCAATGATGTTTATGCAGTTAAATGCTGCTGGAGCATTTTCACAAGGCTTAGGTTTATTTATGGGAGCTACAGGTAATTTTGATCCTGGCACTGCTGCATTTTTTGTTGCAGGTCCTGCTGGTTTAGCAAAGATGATATCATCACCTAGATTTACAAATTTATTAATAAAAGGTTTAGGTGGTAAAGGTTTAACTATAGATTCTACTCAAAAAATGACGAGATATTTTTCACAATTAGCTAGTGCAGGTGTTGATGAAGGAATTTTTTCTGCAGAAGAGGCTACATCAATGATGAACGAAATTGAAGGTAATAAAACAAAATATGATAATTTTTTTAAAACTGGAATATTAGAGGGAGCTCAAGGAGAAATGTTACCAGATCCAGAAGCGGCACCAGCTATTGAAGTTGATCAAAGAGCAAGTACATCAAGATTAGGTATGGGCAATCAAGATACATCACCTATGAATACTGCAATGTCATTACCAAATGTACAACCATCAAACTTACCTTTGACTGGACAATCAAATACACAACAAGCTCTAGCTTTATCAACAATAGACCCGTTTGGTAATTAATGCCAAGAAAAGCTTCTAATAAGGATATACTTGCTCATCAAAGAATGGATGACCATGAAAAGTTATGTAGAATTATGCAAGAAGAAACAAATAAAAAAATAAATGATGTTCATCAAGATATACATAGACTTGAAAAAATAATGATAGCATCCACAGGATTTTTAATGACAACAATGTTAGGAATAATTGTTGCTCTTATTTTAAAATTAAACTAAAAGACTATGTGCGTCTTATTAGAGAAAATAATTTATTTTATATCACCGACTTAAAACTCGAAAAAAAATACGAATATCAAAAATATACACGAGACAATGAGCTCGGATCACGGCACTATAATGTTGGAGACATAAAAATTCCTTCAGTCACAACTATATTATCAGCTACACAATCAGAAGATAAGAAAGCAGGTCTTGATAGGTGGAGACAAAAAGTTGGATATCAGGAAGCTCAACGTATTACTAATCAAGCTGCAACTCGTGGAACTGAGATGCACTATGTATTAGAGAATTATATTGATGGTAGAGGTTACATTAATCTGTCACCAGAGGGTGCCTTACCACGACTCATGGCTCACGAAATTGTAGACAACCTGGGTAAGTTAAAAGAAGTATGGGGTAATGAAGTTAGTCTTGCATATGAAGATAGATGGGCAGGTGCTACTGATGTTGTAGGTTTGTATGATGAAAAACCAACAATAATAGATTTTAAACAATCTAATAAACCTAAAAGAGAAGAATATGTTGAAGATTATTATTATCAAATAGCAGCTTATTCTTTAGCACATAAAAAACAATACGGTCCTATTACACAAGGTTTAATTTGTGTGTGCACTAAAGATAAACTTTATCAAGAATTTAAAATGAATGAAGGTAAATTAGCAGAGTATGAAGAAAAATGGTTAGAAAGAGTTGAAGACTATCATAAAACTAAAGCCACTTCTGAACTTGTTCCCCAAGAGTCTTAGCCGATAATTCAATTTTATTTTCAAGATTGTGTAATACCATTTGATCAATAGTGTCTCTACAAATTATATCGATGTAAGTTACTTGAGACTTCTGTCCTATTCTATGGGCTCTGTCTTCACTCTGTTGTCTTACTTCAAGATTGTATGAATTACTATAATAGATAACATATTTAGCTGCAGTTAACGTTAAGCCATATCCACCTACTGTTGGATTGCCCACTAGGAATCTACACTCTTCATTGTTTTGAAATTTTTCTACTGCTTGATTACGTACGTCTACTGAATCTTTACCGTAAATAGATACTACTGAATCTACACCATAGGTTTCAGCTAATTTCTTTTTAATAGCTTCAATGTTGTGAACATAGTTTGCCCAAATTATACACTTATCTTGTGTCTCTTCTATAATACTCATTAACTCTTTTAATTTTGCATTAGTTTTAAAATCAACAATATTACCTTCATTAGTTTTTATAAAACCATTAGCTACTTGTTGTAATTTTAATAGTTCAGTAAGTTTATTATTGTAAGATACTTCTTCATCTTTCATAATCATAAGTGCAGTTAATTTTAATTTCTCATATGCTTGTCTTTGTTCTTCTGGCATATCTACATATCTTTGCACATACATTTTATCTGGTAAGTCTAAACAATCTTTTTTCCTAACTCGGTATGAAAAATTTTTTAATTTATATTCTAGTTCTTCTAGATTAACAAAATACTTTGGTATCTGTATATTATATCCACCACGTTCAATACTATACATTACAGCATATCTAGATTTAAAAACTGTAAAATTATCATAACCCAATAATTTTTTATCTAAAAAAGCACATTGTGAAAAAAGATCTAATGGTGATTTAGTTATAGGAGAGCCCGTAAGTATTCTTTTATATCTAGCAAGTTGACCTAATTTAATTATTGCTTTTGTTCGTGATGCTTTTAAATTTTTAATTGATGTACTTTCATCTAGTATTACCATACTTCTCATACCATGTTTTAGTAGTTTATATTCTAACCATTTTTTTCCAGATGGATGAGATAAAGCTTCAACATTCATCAAAACAAAAGTAAG